GTGCTCATCAAAACTCACACCTCCCGTCCCGGCAGTCGTTGCCGTAGGCGGTGGATTCGTCCAAAATCTTTTGAACCGCCTTTTTAACTTCCACCGCCGAGAACATGACATAGATCGTCCCGTCTCCTCCCTCGACTTCTTCCCAATATGCGTCATAACGTGCAGCACCGCTTAAAATACCTTCTTTTGTTTTTACAGCGAAATATCCACCATATTTTTCCCGTAAGAATTCCTGAAAATCTCCTTCGCAAATTTGGAGCACTGCGCCGTCTGATCTTCGCACAAGCCTATACATCGTTACCGTCTCCTTTCGGCTTGTCATACACCTTCTGTATATGCTGGGCGACCCGTTTCAGGATCGACAATGCACTCACATTTTCCATGCCGTTACCACCTCAATATCCGTTTTTCTGCCGCTCGTGATTGACGCGGTTCTTTTTCAGATAGGCATCAGTGATCTGATCAAGAGTGAATCCGAATCCAACCACGCCCAGACACACAAACACGAACCAAGCATTTCGGAAACAGAACTGCTTCGTGCTGATTCCAAGCATATCCGCGATCTTTCGTAATCCCTCATCGCCGTCCTGCTCCATGTACATTTTCAACAACCAGTAGCCGATTTCGAGAAACGCGCCCATCACGCCGCCGCTTAACCCTTTTTCCTGCACATCTTCTATAGCTTCACGCCATACGTACAAATCATCTTTCCAACCATTTTTCACGGCGATACTCAAGAAAAAGTGCAGACAATCGACGTATTCTTCGAGAAGTCTGTTCACAACAACAACGCCGCTTCTTCCGCAATCCGGACAATTCGTGAAGCCAAAACCATTCGCCAGATCAGGAATTTCTCCATTGCCTTTGCAGGTGGTGCATTTTACCCCAACTGCTATACGCGGCACCCGATCATTCGACCAATGCTTGAACCCTCGCCACTCATTTGCCAGTTCACCCAACTCGACTTGCAGGGCCAGCACTGTATTCGGAAGCAAGTCCTGCCCTTCCAGACCTTTCTCGCGGATAATCCGCTCGTCAAGCTCTTTTTGCATATAGTAAAGCGTCTTAATATCCACGTTTCAACCCTCCTCTGCATTCCGAAACATCACTGAATTAAATGGTATGTCGGGAAACTCTTGTAGATAGACATCCGTTATCCACGAATGAACTACAGTCCGATCTACGGTGTACGTATGACCTTCAACCAAACCGCATAACCTAGCATGTTCCAAATCATGATCGTAGCCGTTATGATTGAGAAAAACGACTTTTGCACCCCGCGGGGCGTAGATATTCATCGTCTCGCTCATTCTGCATTACCTCCCAATCAGCTTCAAAAACACATCCAGCGGCATCGCCACCAGCCACGGCTTTCTGTCGGCCCGGAACGCCACGATGTCCGGTCTTTCCCGCTCATCCTCAAGCCATCTGTAGAGTGTCGTAAAGCCACTTTTCCGCCGCTTCACTTCCGCCCGTAGTACACCGACTGGCGTCGGGATCTCAACATCGTTTTCGAATCCTCGATGGGCCCCGGAAAGCGGCACACGCCTGCCGCCGACCAACTCCGCGAATTCACGCTCGCCGCGAATGCCTTTCCGCCTACTTGTGATACCCATAGTCGTCCAACACCTTTCGCAGTTCATTGATCACGTGTCCATATGCCCGAATCGCACTGTTGACATATCCTTGGTCGCGATATGGTATCAGGTTTTCAATTCGTGTTTCCAAGTCGTCGATGACGCGCTCAATATCCTCAGCCGGAATCCCCATCATCCCACCACCCGAGCGATTTCTGCCGCATCCTGCAGGAGATAGCTTTCGCGGTAGTAGCTGGGGCCGGTCTTGAAGACCCACCCCTGGCATTCGAACTCCACAACGAATACATACCTGGTGACGTCCACAACGCGACCGCGGCGTTTGCGGGTCCTGCGGCCATCCCTTTGTGTAATCTCAACGATGTTTCCCACTTTCACGCCCACCGCCTCCTCGGATCCGGCTCCCGCCGCGGCGCCGACTGTTCGTGCCCGCGGTCAAGACTCACGAATTTGTTGAAATTCTTCAGGAATACCAGTTCGACGGTGCCAACAGGGCCGTTCCGTTGTTTGGCGACAATGATTTCGACGATATTCTTCTTGTCAGTGTCCTGCTGATAGTAGTCCTCGCGGTACAGGAACGCCACAACATCGGCGTCCTGCTCAATACTTCCAGACTCCCGCAGATCGGACATCATTGGCCGCTTGTCCTGACGCTGTTCGACACCGCGGCTTAACTGAGAAAGGGCGATGACAGGCACATCCAACTCGCGTGCCATTTGCTTGAGCCCTCGGGATATTTCCGCGACTTCCTCCTGCCGGTTTTGTCGTCTGGTGCGCGGCTGTATAAGTTGCAGATAATCGATGATCACAAGACCAAGTCCGCGCTCTTTCTTGAGCCGCCGGCACTTCCCGGCGATTTCTTGCACCGTGATCGTGCCGGAATCGTCGATGACGATGTTCGTTTCGCCCATCCGGCCAATCGCCGTCGTCATTCGCTCCCAGTCTGCGTCCTCAAGGTAGCCGGTCCGCAGCCGGCTGGCGTCCACATTCCCTTCCGCACTGATCATCCTTTCGACCAACTGGCCGGCGGACATTTCGAGCGAGAACACCGCAATCGCCTCGCTGATCTGCTTTCCGGCGCCCTGGGCGATGTTGAGCGCGAAGGCCGTCTTCCCGACCGATGGTCTGGCCGCCACAATGATGAGGTCTTGCCGCTGAAAGCCGGACGTCATTCGGTCGAGGTCAGGGAACCCGGATGGTATGCCTGTCACGCTATTTTCGGACCGGTTTGTATATCGCTTTTCAATGATCTCAAACCGCTCGCGCATAGCGTCCTGGATCGTCAAGAATTCTTTTTTTGGCGCAACCTGATCGGCAAGCTGTCCGGCAGTGGATTGCAATTCCGCGATTATTCCCGCGGCGTTTTCCGCCTTCATGGCCTTACTCAGCTGTTTCCGCAGTTCCAATATCGCAGTGCGATGCACGAATTTGTCTTTGACAATGCCAACATAGTGCATCACATTTGCTGCAGTCGGCACACTGCCAGCAAGGTTGGTCAGATAGCCAATGCCACCAATCGAGCCTAATTCATCGCCTAGTTTTGAGGTGATTGTCACAGGATCGATCGGTTGCCCTTCGTCGTATAACTCCCGCATAACCTCAAAGATTTTGCGGTGTTTGGCGAGGAAAAACTCGTCGCCTTTCAATACCTCATCGATCTGGTCGAACACGTCATTGTCAAGCAGGATCGCACCTAAAATCGCTTGTTCCGCAGGGATGTCGGCCGGCAGCACATCGATCTGATCGTCCGAAATGGGCATGTCATGATGTTGATCGAGCAATTTTTCTCAGCACCTCCCGCACATAATCCGGCATCGGCACAGCCCGTTCTTTCAGCCTGTCCAGTTCGTCAAGCATCCGGCGTGTTTCTGCAACTCCGGGAACGGATGACGATTCCGGATCCTGATAACCGGCGCGAATTTCCGCGATTGTGGGCGGGAATTTCTCCGTCATTATGTGCTGATCAACGTTTTTTTCAGCCACGTCAAACGGCACGTTTTTCAGGTATCGATATGCGTCTTCGACCGCCTCGATACTCGCATCAAAGGCTGGGTAATACCGCTTGATTTTCTTGTAGAGGCGGGCGATCTCGATTTTTTCCACGTCGCTTTTCCTCCTCCGCGATGAATCTGTCCAGTTCATCCAGTTGTTGCTGCACTTTTGAATTTCGGCGTGTTCCGAGGGCGACTGACGCCGGCGGCACGACGGCAGTTACGGAAGACGCCTTATCCCGTTCCCATTCGTCATAACAAATCGGGACGCAGTAGGAAAACGTTCGGATTTCGTCATAGCGGTGTTTGGGGCGATATTCGTCGAACGCTCTATCTATGCCCGCTATGATGACCGGGAGCGGCATCCCTGACGACACTAGTTTCATGATCTCTTGATAATCCGTTGGGCTTACGGCAAAGCCCTTACCCCTGCGCTTCAAAAAGTGCTGTTCCACTCGTCTGGCAATTTCTTGTTTTTGGTCTCTTATATCATCATCAACATCAGCAATATATATATCTTGTATAATATCTTTATTAGAGTGGACATTTTTGTCCGGGAGAGTGGACATATCTGTCCGATCTGTCTGCACAGACTGGACATTTTTGCCCGATCTCTCAGGTTGAGAGTGGACAAATTTGTCCGATCTCGGCTCATAAGTCCGGACATTTTTGTCCAGTCTCCTTTTGGAATTTTTAACCTCAATGATCACGCCGTAAGGCGCCCTGGAAACCCGTATGTAGCCGTGCTCCTCCAGTGTCTTGATCCAGCGCCTTACGGTTTTTTCGTCGACACCGAAAGGCTCGGCGAGTTCGGGGATTTTAAGAGGTTTTTTCCCAAGCACCTGCCCCCAAGTTATCCCTTCCTCGTCAACCGCTTCTTTGGTTGTGGAACTGATACACCAGGCAAAGAACCAGAGGGCCGACCCTATTTGCTTGTAGTGCTTGGGTTCGAATATCCCCGAGTACATCGGGAAGGGATAACTGGCAGTCATAGGCTCATCCCCTTGAGATGATCATGCCGGAATAATCCTTTTCGTCCCCGTATTCCTGTGAACCAGATGCAATTCCCCAGGCGGGGCCTTTTCGATCAGCCAATTGGCCGGGTTTAGCCGCATCGCGGTGATGGCTTTCTTCTGTTTGAGTGTCGGTTTCTTGCCTTGCATGCCCCCACCACCTCATGTATCTTTGCCAAAGCCCAACAGCGTCTGGTCTGCATTGCTCACATCGGACGCGGCCGATCCGTTCTCTTCATGCGTTTCCTGGTCCGTTTCTGCGGACGCCCCAATTTCTGCCGTGACGTCGATGACATTGTCATCGTCCACGGCAGGTTCTTCGCCGTATTCGAGTTTCGTATCGAGGTCCTGGCTGTATGCCGTCCGCATTTCAATGGAGAGAATGCCCCACTTGGACAACATGTTTCGAATGACGGTTTTCAGGGCCATCGCGTCATAGTCGTTTTTCCAGCCGAAATCACTTTTGGCGAACCGTTTGCGGTGCGCTTCGATCTGATCTTTCGACCAGTACACTGCTTTGCGGAATCCATTGATGAGCTCAAAATAGCCGGCATACCCGATGATGGCGTCCGACTTTTTCTTTTCGAAGTCCAGAACGAGATCTTCCGTCAACGGATTCCATTTCACCAGCTCGCCTTCATGGACCGGAAGAGCGTTCAGCGCCTTGTACAGGCCGGTCCGCAGCGCCAATTGGATGTATCCCTTGTACCCCAACTGGAACGTGGCCTTGTTTCCATACGGCACAACCCACGCATAGCCGAGGTTTTTGTCTACGGGGAGGTCAAGCGTAGCTGCCACCATGCAGGAACCGATCACGCTCATCGGATCGCACTTTTGGAGATTGGTGTCCGAGTTCACGAGGTTGATGATGCTGGTCATAAACTGCGGCGCACGCTTGCCCAGCACTTCCTCGAAACGTTTCTTGATCGTTGGGCTGTTCAGCAGAGACTTCACGCCGGCGATCGGGGACAACTGTCCACCGTTACCGTTGTTTTGCTGGCCTTGTGCACGTGCGCTGAGGGCAGCGCTCAGACTTTTGTTTTGAGCCATGGTTTATCAAGCCTCCATTCGTTTGATTTCGAAGCGCCGGGACGACGTTTGGTTCGTGTACTTCGCATATATGTCCGGCAGTTCGGCTTTCAGCCGTTTGGTGTCAAGTCGAGAAGAAGAAATCGAACGCCAGGTGATTTTCCAATCTTTGAACCGCCCTACTTCGTATTCACCGAGCAGCATCTTGATATTGTTCGCGGCCTCTTCCTTGCGCGCGGCGGCGGCTTTCTCTTCCTCCGCGGCCTGTTCGTACTGCTCAATCCACCGCTCAACCGCGGACGGCAAGTCCAATTCAAGGCCGTTCGATTCAGGATAAATTCGCCTCACAAGTTCTGAAGAAGCGGCGGAACCGTCCGGATCCGGCGGGATCTCCTGCAGCACATGATAGTTCCAGAAGTGAGATTCGATTTTGATAAGATCCCGGATAATCGCCTCGTCGCGCTCGATGCGCTTGTATATGAAGCGATTTCCGCCGATCAGGACTGCGATCCACCACGCGCTGTATCCCGTGACGGCCATGTAATGATGACATTGAATCGCGTATTCCCACGGGATTTCGTCGTCTTTCCACTCGTCAACCCGGTAGGCGCTTGTAGTTTTGCACTCAAGACCTTCGTTCTTGCCGACGATAAATCTGTCAACGTTCGCCAACATGAACGAATGATCCGGATGCAGCAGGATCGCATTGCGGCGGCGAACCTTCAAGCCGGTACGGATCGAGAATTCCTCTGCCACGATGTCTTCCAGCTTCTTCCCCCAATACATGGCCTCGTTCTCTTCGGGCGGGTCGACCAACCCAAGTTTCTCCATGTACACTTGGATCGGTGTCCTGTACCTGGAGAGACCGGCGACAGCGGCTGCGTCGCTGCCGCCCAGCCCTTTCCTGCGTTCTTCCAGCCATTTTTCGCGAGACATGCCTCTCGTACTAATCAATTGCAATGCTTGCATTTCAATCCTCCAAACCTGCTTTAATATACCGGGCGCCCGTCGCTCGGACGTAACACTGTTCGCAACAGTAGTAGTTGTCGTCATCGTCTATGATTGCGTGATCACCAAGAAAGATTTCTTGCATGCAATCCTCGTTGGCGCAGTCGGCGACCCAGTCGATTGGTTGTTGTTGAGGGTCGGGTAGGCCGACGGCAAATCTATCAAGATCAGGCATTGCCTATTCCTCCCGTGCATGCTATGATGTCCATAAGATGGTTTTCTTTTGACCGCTCTCTGCCAAGGGCGGTTATTTCTTTTCCCAGCGCTGCTGGTTTTTCTTGGCGACCTCCTGAAGAATCGCCAATCGTTCTGCACTGGTGAACATCATCCAATCCCCGGCTCTAATTCTCATCCAGATTCACCCCCCAGCCGTTCAAGTGCCTGACAAACGTGCTCATGTGCGTCCTCGGCCTGATAGAGCTCATAGCTCGGCAGGTCGTCCTTGACGCTGAGATAAACCAGTTCCTCTTCCAGTAGCTTCCTCGCCTTCTGGAGCGCCTTGATGCTGCGTTTCCGGCGCAACTGGTCGAATTTGGACATAAGCATATGGGTTTCACCTCCTTTCAAGGCTAGGCCACGTAGGATTCCCACGCGCCCGACCTCACCAGCCGCACATACCGCTCAAACGTCACCCCGTACCGCTCCCTGATCCGGAGCGCTACGAACAGCCGGCCCAGGCGATCCACCGGGTCCTCGGGGTGGGCGTAGCCGTCGTCTTCGCGGCACGGACGGGTTTGATTGGTCATGACACATTCACCTCCCCACCCGCCCGGTGGCTCTCGGACCTGTATCCTCGATTTCCGAGATGTGTTCCCGATCGCTCGCCCGGCGCGTGATCACCATGCCGAGTTCACCTTCTGCCGTGGTATGGCTCAATACCCGGCCACCGAGCGCTTTCCACGCGGCGAGCTTTTGCTCGATCGCTTCACGGTCATCGCCGATGATGTAGTGGTTCTGGCTGTCCATCCATACCCGTACAATGTGGATCAATGCTTCGTCACCTCTTCCGGAAACTCCATCCCTTGCACCGGCCTGTATGACCGCTCCAGCATGTTGTCCTGCCCGCCTTCCACCGTTTCCAGCCGGTCCCGGTACTTTTCGTACATGCGCCGCCCCCACTTGGCGAGAGGCTGGCGATTCTCAAACTTGGCTCGCTCCTCCAGACCGAGGAAATAGATGGCGTGGCCTAGCAGTTGGGCTTTGGTCATGAGTGGTCACCTCCTCACAATGTCATCACGTAATACCCCGACCGTCCCGCGAACCGCCCCGGCACCGCTCCGCCCGACTGAATACGCCGTATCGTGAGGCCGAACACGCCGGGCTTTCCGATGAGCTCCCGCGCGGCCGCCTCGCGGATTCGCTCGGCCAGCTGGAGAGTGTCAACGATCACGAGACCTTCGCGCTGGAGTTCTTGTAGGTAAGCATTCATATCAGCTTCGCCTCCAATTCATCAATCTTCTGGCAGACTTCCTGCACCCACTCCATGTCGCCGCTGATGTGCGCGATGTAGGCCAGGTTTTTCAGCTCGTCGAGCCGCCGCACCAGATAAGCATTGGCCAGCAGACAGTGGCGCAGATCCTGCTGCTCCATTGACGATAGCCGGTCATAACCACCCAGGCGCTCCGCTTTTTCCTGCAGCTCGGCCAGCCGGCGGTGCACCGGGTGGATGAGGATCATCCACTACTCACCTCCCGGCGGTAATTCCGCTCCTCCTGCTCCCAGATCCACTGGTCGAGTCGGCGCTGGCTGAACAGATACCTCGGGTTTTTCGATCCCTCCGCACCGTACATCCGGTGCGGGATGCGCTTCTGGCGGATCAGCTGCCGCAGCGTGTACTCGCTCATATGGAGGTATTCGCAGGCCTCGGCGAATGTGAGTGTGCGATCTGGGGTGACGTTCAGTTCGGAGCGAAGTTCGTTGAGGAGCTCGGTTTTGAGCTGCTCTTTCAGGTCAGCGATGATGGCGGCGAATGCTTTTTCCGGGGTCATGGCGATCCTCCTTTCTCATTTTTCCTCCTTCTGGTAGACTAGTTCTGAGGAAGGAGGTGAATCAGAGAGTGGATATAGATGTTGTCATGCAAGCGATAAAGGTTAATGTATTAAGCAG